CAGCCATTGGCGAGATCACCAGGGAATCCGCGGTCGGGATGATCTCCAACTTCTTCAACCTGCCCAGGTCGGTGGCCGAGGAGATCCTGGGCGGCGAGCCGTCAGCAGAGACGGCGCCCCCGCCAAGCAAGGACGAAGCCCAGGAGCTCGAGGCCAAGCCATCAGGGGAAGACTCAGAGCGGGGCGAAGAGCAAGAGGAGCAGGAGGCGGAGGCAGTAGACATCAAGACTACAGACGCGGTATCTGCGGCGGTCTCGCAGCCCATGCCGGCGAAGCCCTGGAGGAAGACCGCCAGGGAGTTCCCAGCTACGCGCCTCTTCGCTGACCGCATCGTAAAGGGGCCGAAGGGTCGAGGGGTTCGCCCCATCGAGACGTGCGTCCGCTTCTCTGAGACTCGCGGGGCGACCACCGACGGAGGCCAGGAGCTCGGCGCGATCATCGCCGAGTGGCGAACCAGGGTCGCTCGAGAGTACGCCGAGGAGGTCTCTAAGGCGAAGACTATCACCGAGGCGATGGAGGTCATCCCCCCCGACATGGACGGCCTGCGGAAGTCCCTGCGGGATGGCCTAGAGGGCGCGTATCGCGAGGGCCGGCAGTCCGTCGAGAACGAGGCTGAGCGCCAGCGCGAAGACCCCGATCTACAGGAGGCCCTGGAGAGGGGCGACGCTTACCGCACCGACGCCGGCGTAGAGCCAGACGATGGCTTCATCGGATTCTCTGACGGCCACCAGTGCGACCCAAGGTGCCAGCTCGAGCTCGCGCTCCAAGAGATAGAGAAGCCCCAGTCGGCGCCGGGTATGGGGCCGTCCCCCGCCAACGTCGCACCGGAGCCCTTGGTGGCAGACGTCGCAGACTCTACAGCCCTCAAGGAGCAGATGCGCTTCCAGGCCGAGACGGCGACCAGGCTTCAGTCTGAGGGGATCGGGGGTGCTCTTCCGGATACCGAGACGATCCTACTTGCCATCTTCACCGCCATCATGGGGCTGTCTTCTGGTGAGGAGTTCCTCCAGGCCAGCCAAGACTACAAGACGATCTTCGGCCTGGGGCGGATCCAGGAGCAGCGGTCAGAGGGGATCAAGGAGTACATGTACTCCAACCTCACCGAGTCAGATACGTGCTCTGTCTGCGCTGCGCTCGACGGGCATACGTTCGGCGAAGAGGAACTCAATACCTATGCGACCCCCTATAGCCAGTGCCTCGGATCCGACAACTGCAACTGCCTGGTGATCGGGATCGTCGGATGACGGTTGACAGGCTGCCCCGTAGGGTGGGAATCTTGCGCCGAGGAGAAGATGAAGGCATTCGGATACGATAGCGACGAAGCCCGCGAGGCCAGCCTGGCCGAGTGGACGGGTGCCTACATCAACCTGCTTCCAGACTCTGCGTTCCTCTACATCGCACCCGGCGGTGAGAAGGACGAAGGCGACAGGACGTCGCCGCGAACTCTCCGATACTTCCCCTACCGCGACTCGAAGGGTGATATCGATCTCCCTCATCTTCGGAGCGCCATCGCCCAGGCCCCCAAGGCAGACCTTCCCGCCGCGATCATCGCCCAGGTTCAGGCGAAGGGCCGCAAGGCTCTCGAGGCCGAGCGTGAAGACGCTCAAGAGGAGCCGGCAGACGAAGAGAAGAAGGACGACGACGACGACCAGGAGGAAGGCCAGGAGGAAGGCCAGGAGGAAGGCCAGGAGGAAGGCCAGGAGGAAGAGAAGCGCCCTCCCTTCCCCTCCTATTCGGACTGGTCAGCTCCTGTCGTCCTGGCAGAGCAAGGCGCGAAGTGGGTTGAGATCGCCAGGTCCGGTAGCCACTTCGGGCGAGCGTCAGACCGCAAGGTCACCCTCACCTCGGACGACATCCGCTCAATGGTGCGCGGCTTTGCCACTATCAGAAGTGAGGGCTGGTTCGCGACGGGAGCTCCCGTTACCTACAACCATGCAACGGTGATGGGCGCGAAGGACGCGGAGTCAACGAAGGCGGCAGGCCGGATCCTCGAGGTCCGCGCCCAGGCTAACGACGCCGGCGGGCTGTCCCTGTTCGGCCTGGTTCGCTGGACGGACGAGGCCAGGTCTCGAGTTAGAGCTGGCGAATTTGACGGCTTCTCCATCGAGGCTCTGCCGCCCAGCTCAGCACGAAGCAAAGACGACGGATCACCCCTTGGCGAGTGGGCACTTGTCGGCGGGACCTTAACCAACGAGCCCATGATCAGCGGCATGTCCCCCGTAGCGGCAGCCGAAACCAGGAGACCAGGAACCATGGACGCACTGTCAATTCTTCGGCGCAGCCTTGCGCTGTCCGACAACGCGACTGATGCAGAGGTGATCGCCAAGGCCCAGGGCCTGGTCGATACCGCGGCGAAGGTCGAGACGCTCACCGAGATGCTCGATACGGTTAAGTCGGATCGTGACGCGCTCAAGAAAGACCGCGACGACCTCCACGCCTGGAAGAGCCAGAAGATGCTCGACGCGGCTTGTGACGAGGGGCGCATCTTCGCTTCGGAGCGGGAGCGGTACTCCCGGTTCGTGGACGCCCACGGCGAGGAGGAGGTGAACACTCACATCTTCCCGCTCAACCGGATCAAGGTCATGGGCGAGGTTGGCACCTCCTCCCCCACCACCGAGATCAATACCGCCCATGGAGTCAAGGCCATCGAGGCCAAGATCCAGGCATCAGCCGAGGCGCTGAGCAGCGACCATGGCCTGACTATTGCCGCTGCTTATGGTCGTGCGATGATCGAGGTCCTGGACGACCCGGCTCTTCGCGCTCTCTACGAAACCGAAACCACGACCCGCTCGAACTAGGAGCTCACGATGTCTGTACCTTTCAATCCCACTATTCTCACCCGCAAGTGCGACGACGACCTNTCTTCCTCGCCGTGGTTCCTCGTCAAGGCCGTTGCCGATGACGATATCGACATCGCCTCCACCGGCAACCTCTGCATCGGAGCCCTGACCAACGACGTCGGGGCTGGCACCGCGAGCATCCCGGTTTATGTCCCGGTCCAGGTCGGCGGCATCATCAAGGTGGAAGTCGGCTCGGCGGGCTGCGCGGTGGGCGGATTCTGCACGTCGGACTCTGCCGGCAACGCGGTCACCGCCACCGGGTCCAAGGTGTACTCCTTTGGCATTGCTCTCGGGACCTTTGTCGATGGCGAGATCGGCTCGTTCCTTTGGTGCCCCTCATTCATGGAAACTACCTAGCCTGAAGCTAGAGGAGACAATCAAATGACATCGAACGTAGCAGGCTTCAAAAATGACCTCATGTTGCAGCGGTACGCGAGATTGCTGGGGCCGAGCCTCGGATCTTTTATCGCCGACGATATTTTTCCTGCTGTAGATGTTCCGACAAAAAGCGGAAAATTCTACAGTCTTGATGGCGGTTTCAGCTCCGCGTCTCCTGGCCATGACATGGTCGTTGCCGACGGCCAGGCTTCGCCCCTGCTGCTCTCGACGAACATCAGCAAAGCAACCGGGTGGGAAGTTGACTTGAACGGCTTGGGCTGTCGGGTCAGCAAGAGCTCGGCAGAGTACGCCCAGGGCAACGGCTTGAACCTGCGCCAGGCGAAGGTGGCAATCCTCGCTCGAGAGACGGCCATCAATCGAGAGCGAATGGCGGCAGCTATCGCCTTCTCGACGACGGTATTCTCCGGGAAGACGACGACGCTCTCGGGCTCTGACCAGTGGGACAACGCCGCGAGCGATCCCGTCGCCATCGGACAGAGTGCTCGTGACTCGATCATCCAGGCGTCTGGCGAGGCACCCGACACCGTCATCATCGGCTATGCCGTCTATTCCGCTCTCCGGCAGCATCCGGCGATCGTGGAATTCGCTAGCCGAACTCAGACCAGCGTCGGCATCGTGAGCAATGAGGACATCGCTCGAGCCCTCGACGTCGAGAACGTCTTCGTCGGCAAGGCCGTTGCCAATACTGCCGAAGAGAACTTGACCGCCAGTAACAGCTACATTTGGGGGAAGAGCGCCCTGTGGTGCAAACTGCGACAGAGCCCTGCCCCGATGACGCCCCAGAGCTGCTTGCAGCGGTGGCGCTTCCAGGGCAGCCAGGACGGCTCGGTTCGACGCTGGGAGCCCACGCCCTACGTGGAGCAAGTTGACATGCTCTGGAATGACCAGTTCTCCGCACCGACTACTGAGCTCGGTTACCTGTATGCCGCAGTCGTGAGCTAGGGGGACAGCATGGCAGAAACACTGATCCCTCAGGGAGTAGCAGTCAATCCGGTGAACGGTCTTCGCGTGCGCCTCGGGCATAACGCCGAGACGCTCTCGGGCACCAAGACCCTGACCCCCCAAGACGCCCAGTTCCAGTTGCTGGACGCTAACGGAGGGAACACCGTCGTCCTCCCTGCCGAGGAAGCCTCGCAGGGGCTCTGGTTCGTGATCAAGAACACGGCGGGCGGCGCTGAGAACCTTACCGTGGACGACGACGGCGCAGGCGAGATCGATGTCCTCGGGCAGAAGGAGTTCGGGATCTTCGTCTGTGACGGATCGTCCTGGGTTTCCGCTGTCGGCGAAGTGGCGTTCGACGCATAACAGAAAGAGGAGCGACCCCTCATGGCATACGAAGTCTGTCCAGGCCAATGCCTCCGGCATAGCGGTACTCAGTA